GGATCTGCGTCTGATATACCTAAACTAGCTAGTTCTTCTTCAGCAGTGGTAGCCTTTTCTGCTTCTTCCGCTAGTCTAACCTTCTCCGCTTCTTCCGCTAGTCTAACCTTTTCTGCTTCTTCAGCTTCAGTTTTTAAACGAGTAGCTTCAGCTTTTTCTTCAGCCAATCTAACCTTTTCTGCTTCTTCTGCTACTCTAGCCTCTTCCGCTACTCTAGCTTCTTCCGCTACCCTAGCCTCTTCCGCTACTCTAGCCTCTTCCGCTTCTTTTGCTTTAGCAATTAGTTCTTCATTAATTTCGTCATATTCACCAATAAATCCTTCGGCTTCTGTTTTAGCATCTGCTAAAGCTATAATACGTGCGTCTGCGGCTGCGTCATCTTTCTCATTCTTAAGCCTGATTGCTTCATCATTACGTTCTTTTGTATGGGCGTCGTTTAGGCCTAAATCTACGCGGTTTGTTACAGCAGCTTCGTAACCATTCATAATAGCTTTAGCGCCACTCATAGCCGAATCTGCTGCAGATAAAGCTGCATTTTTTGCTCGGAAAGCGTCGCCGCTATCTACTATCATGCCTTTGGCTTGTTTTTTTGCTTTTACAGCACTTTTATAGTTATCAGACGCTGTATTATAAGCATCTAAAGCGTCTTTGTTTGCTGCGTTTGCACCGTCTGCGGAGCTGTGTTCCCCACCATTTACATCGTAAAATTTAGTTTGTGGGGGTAATATTAACTCATCAATCTTTGCGTTTAGGTCTTTGACCCCTGCAGCATTTAGAGTACTATTAAACGCACCTAAAGCGTCGCCTCCTTTAAGAGCAGCAACAGTGGCGTTTACAAGTCCATCGGTAATATCACCGTTAAAGTTGCTGTTTTCTTTAAGAAGTCCTGATACCGTCGCTGTTGTTGCTACCACTGCAGCTTCGCTAATATCTCCCCCTGCGTCTATATAAGCTTTAATTCCTTTGTTAAGAGCGTTTTCAGTGGTTTCGTTAAAAGTAAACTGCCCAAAGTCTCCAGAAGGAAGGTTATCTTTTATAACATTTGTAGCAGCAGAAGCTATTTCGGCAGTCGCACCCCCCAATAATGCACTCCTTAAATCGCCTCCTTGTATCGCCCCTTTTACACCAGCGCCAAGAATATTACCTGTTGCGCCTGTAATAGCTTCAGAAACATAACTACCTGCTTTTGGTGCAATATACCCTAACGCCGCAGACTTAAGTACATCGCCAATATTACCGCCTTTTGCAAGTGTGTCTGCTGCATTTATAAGGGGAACAGCCCACTGCATTCCTGGAGTTATTGTAGCTGCAATAGTAGCAATAGTGGCAATGGGGTCATCTATTACGGCTTCTACAACGTCGCTAACTGCAGTCGCTACAGGCTGTATAATTTCTTCAACAACAAAAGAACCAACGTCTTCTACTGCGCCTATTACAAACTCAAAAACATCGCCGATAGCATTTGCTATAAACATGTTATGCTCCTACCCCTAAAGGTTCTTTGCCTAAATTAATATAAACAACGTATTGGTCATTTTGACTACGGGCTACAGCAATATTAGAGTCTTTGTTAGCCATTTTCTTCTCTAAAGCTCGCATTGCGGGTAACAAAGTTTCTCCTTTAAATTGAGAAGCGTAGTGCGTAAATTTTTTACCTTGCAAATAACCTAAGTAGTTAAGGATATTTCGTATAAAATTACGTCCTGTATCTACATTGAACGCACGTCCAACCATCTTAGTTTTATTTGCGCCTTTACCCTTATGCCCAAGAAATACAGTGTTTCCTACTTGTACCAAGTCTGCGCTTTCCATTGACGCTTCTTTAGCAACAGATGCTAACATGGCTTCTACGGGTATGTTATCTTCGTTTAACTGCTCTGCGGCGATAGCCATAACCTGACCTGGAGCGATCTTCTCTTGGTTGCTATCGATAGTTTCCATAATTCACCTAAGTTATTTCAAGCACACTGGCTACTACATGTAGTCTATTTGCTGTGGCAGCGGTAACTTTTAGTATTTCAGTCGCTTGCACTACTAACGGTGCAGTTAACAGCTCTACAGTACCATTTGCTGATACTGACTTAGTTTTAAATAAACTATACACATCGCTGCCATTAGTCAAAGTCAAAGTTATGGTGTCAGCGTTGCCAGAGTCTTCAGATACGATAATAGACTTAAAAATAGCCGTTGTCGAGGCAGCGCAAGTATATAAAGTCGTAACACTTGTAGATGTTAGGTCTAGTTTTGCATTTGTATAAGTATTTGCCATCTAACTAACAAACCACCCAACTGCATCAGACTTATCTGCTAGAGAAGTATCTCGTAGTACACTGTCTAATTGGTTAAAATATAAACGCAGAATCTTGTTAAACTGTTCAAACTCTGCAGCGCTATATTCTGTAGGGGGGTAGGGTAGAGCAGGGGCACGAAACTCTACAGTATATTGATCAGCCATTAGCGTCTCCCATCTGTACGTAAGTCAACTCTTGGAGAACCTAACTGCCATTGTACACCTGTCGTGCTAGATTCTATCTTCATAGACATCTGCCTACCTCTCACACGTGTGTGAATCTGGCTTGTATAAGCCTCAACAGGAGAAGTAGCAGAGCGCGTAACTGCACCTGTGTTTACACCACTTTCTGATGTAGGCGAGTTATAACCTGAACCTGAAGCATTTAGTGGGAAGAATGTCATATTTATAGCAGGACTATCAGCCGTAGACCCCTCAAAAGAAACATCAGGTAAAACACGAGACATCAACATAAACTGATGCCCATCATCTAAATCAAACTCTGAAGAGGTTATAAAGGCAGAAATAGCGGCAGCGGTGCTTGTTTCATTGTCATCAATACCGTTTTCATGGTCAACCAGTAACGAGTTATAGGTAGCAGCAAGTGGGTAAGCACGTAGACCTGAGTCAAGCCATGCTGTACGTGCCATAGAACCATAGTACCATATGTCTTCGAGGTAGTTATACACCACGTATTTATCAATACTAGATGCACCTGCTGAACAATAGAACCACCACACCTCGTGGAACGCTTCGTTACTTCCTCCAAATACTTGGTTATACTGTAGAGGATTAAAGTCTGTGAATACGTGTTTACGTAAGTCACAAGGGAGCGGTTGAGCTCTACCATCATATTTATAGAACTTGTCCTTACCCATCCAGTAAGACACACCGTTGGCGTAAGCGACACTATTTTGCGAAGTTATCGAGATTTGCTCTCCAACAAGCGTTGCGCTCCACACACCTGAGCCTATACCGACGTACTGTAAAGAATATAAAGATGAGTCTGTCCAAACAAGAACCTCTTGTCGTGCTTGGGATGCAGTAACTATTTCTGTACCACGGGATAATCTTAAGCTACCTGCTTGGTTTGTAGCTGCAGGAGTCCAATTTGTGGCGTCTTCTTGGTCAGACCAACGAATAAGCATGGGATCTTTTGTTGCGGAACCAAGTACATTTGTACCAAAACAAAACACAAACCTGCTAATATCTGACACAAGTATAGAATTCTGTATTGTTGGTACATCTGAAGCCCCTGCCTTACTAGACAATAAGACCGCACGGGTAGTTAACGTACCTGAAGCGTCCCAGTAAAAAATAGCCCCGTCTCTATGCCCAAATATTAGGTCTTCACCAAAGTTTTGTTGTGACCATATACGTAAGGTTTCTGTGTCTGAGATACCCTCTCCCCAAGCACCAGAACCCCAACCACTAGCACCCCAACCAACAAGAGGGTTAGCAGATGATGCACCTGTGTTTATTTGGTAAGCACCTACAACAGAGCTACCACCGTTCCCTGAGTCAGAACTTGTGGCCGCAATATTTGTATATAAAGCGTTAGTTATAGTATCCGAGTTAAAACTTTTTGCTGTAATAGTGTATTTGTTTGCGTCTTCGATATTAAGTATCTGATACTCTTGGTTGAGCATTTCAGCGGTTACATTACCACCTAGTGCAGCGGCGCCACTAAAAGTAACAAAATCATTAACTTCTGCGCCATGACTACTGTCCGTAACAACTATAGTAAAACAGTTTACAGTGGCATTATCGTTATGTGTAGCTGCAGTAGTGCTCGTTGTTACACCAGAAACAAGATAAGAAGCGCCTCGTGTACAACCTGTAAACGTGTTACTGCTTATAGCCGAGTAGTCTATAACTTCACTATCTATTATAAGTTTACCAGAAGTAGGGAATCCTGTAGTATCATCTATGGTTATTGTGGTGTCATCGGCATCTATAGCGCCATCTAACTGATCTGCTGAGGCTAAAAAAGTAACATCTCCTGCAGAAGTGGTTGCACGTAAAGGTGTTATGTCGTTATAGCCACCGCCGTTTTCAATATAAAACTTTAGGTGTGTACCTATAGCAATCAAGTTCTGACTGCCCAGAGTAATCCAATTCCACAAAGAACGGGCAATACCTAAAAAAGTTGCCTCTGATATACGCGTCCAACCACCAATCTTTTCAGGGGTTCCTTGACGAAAACGGATGTTATTACACTCATACCAACCACCCTCAGTGGTGTATCTAGTGTTCTCTCGATTAACTCCTGGTTTTAATAATAACTTCTTTAACGGCATATCTTACCTACTACTCGTCTGATTTTTCCTTAAGTACTAACCCAAAAATAGCACAAACAATGCCTGCCCAAGTTAATATTGGCATACTAAACAAAATACCAAGCCCTACGCCTACAACAGCGGCAGCTCCATAACTTGAAGGTTCTTTTAGTCTTCCTTTAATCCAATCCATAATATTCTCCTTTACTCTACTAGATTAAGTGCCTGCTCTTTAGTCTCATCGTTTCGTCTTATCCAACCACGTCCGAACGTGTCAAAGGTACTGAGGTCTCTGTAAAACTTATCACGCATATGGTGCATCTGTTCTATTATTTCTGTGGGCTCTACTTCAGCAACTGCCTGTAATGTCATTGGCCCGATGCCGCCGTCTTGTTCTACACCTACAATACGTTGCAGTGCTTTAGCTGCACGACTTGTCCCGCTATTCACACCCCAATCGAAGCAACTCCAGTCAACCCCAGAAGGGAGATCGTCTGCCCGAAGCCTATCCCAATAATTCTCTTTGTATATAGGGTAAACGTCATCGTGAGTAAGACCTTTCATCTCACCATCCATAACTTGCCGTCCAACGTATTGCTCATAGACTGCACGGGTAACTCCATAATTAGTTTCACCCCCAGGATCAGCAGCCAAATTTACATAGCCCCCTTCGTGTTCAAGGAGACGCGCCATACATTCTTCAAAGTTTTGTTTCATTTTGCATTCTTTCTTAATTTAGCAAATTGGCGTGATCCAAACCAAAATGAGATTATGCTTGTGAACAATAAATTTACATCGTCCGAATACACCTCATTGACCGCATCTCTAAAGTCTGCACCGTTATTCATCGCATACATTAAGGTCGTTATTTTAACCAATAGAAAAAACCCAACAAACAAATACGTTATAACAGGGCGTACTGATCCTGATAAAGCTGCTGCAAAGCCTGATTTAGCATTAGCTGCCCTCATTGATGCGTAAATGCCTTCGGTTTCAGCTATATCTGCTTTAGACTCAAGTTCGTCTAATTTAAGGGAAGATAGCTGCGCTGCGTATTTACCCTTCGCTTCGAGCATCTTTAGCTCTTGTGCATCTTTCTGACGTTGTTGAAATAAATCAATGACACTTGGTAGTACAGATGTACCAAACCCCAGTGCTGCTCCTAGCAGTGATAACATGTTATCCTCCTATTTTAGTTTAGTTTTAGAAATAGCCGTAGCACCCATAAAACCAACAACGACTCCTAATTGTGCAACGATAAATGTATTTAAAAAACCTGCCGCCGCCGAAAGTCTATCAACAGCAACAACGGGTGTTAACAAGACAACAACAGCTACAATCGTCACAACCATTGCAATCCAGGCCATTACACGTTGTGTATCCGCTAGCTTATCTTCGTTTTCTAAACGTATCCAACGCTCGTGGCGATCCATCTCATCATCGGTTATTACACCGTCGCCATCGGCATCTGCCATTGCGTATTTACTGTTTTCCTGTAGTTTTTTTCCTGCCATAGTAAACTCCTACGTACCTAAACAACTTTTATATACACCAATTACGTTAATTAGCCAAGGGATTATCTAACGCTTCTTGTAATCTTTCGTTTAACTGCTCTTCAAGCTTTCGCATATCTTCTTCTATTCTGTTTTCTATATCCCGCATCGTATCACGGACGTCTTTCTCTGTCTCTCTATTTAAGGTTTCAACCTCTCTTATTGCGGCTGTCACGTCTTTCTGCACCTCGTTCATTTGATTAAGAACGTCTTCTAATACTAAGTCTATGGAGCCTTGCGTGGTTTTTATGCGCTCTGAAGATGTCTCAATCTTCTTCTCCAACTTATCAATATATCCCTCTAGTTTAAGAAGATCATCTCGGAGATTGTTCTTAATGTCTCTGGTGTAGACAATGGCGTCATCTAGTTTTGTTAAAACGAGCTCATTTTCCGCTTTAATTGCATCAATATCAATCTCTTGTACTACCTCGCGCAAATCAAGATAATCAAAGTAAAACTCATATCCCACATAGGCCGAACCCGCCAGTGTGCTTAATGCTGTGACTGCAATACCGATTTTGCCAAAGCCAGAAAACTTTACGCCACCTACCTCCATTTCAGCCATAATCTTCTCCTAATTTTCAAACGATAAGTCATTACCTAACTCACGTAACCTATCAATCTCTTGTTGTAACTTCATTACTTCTAAATGTTTTTTCTTTAATTCAATCTCATACAGTCTGTTACAGTCTAAACGAGACCCTTTATTTCGTCTACCCAATGGGATTGTTATCTTTGAGTATAACCCAATATCTCCAGTTTTTCTACTGTTCTCCGCTGTGCCGCCCTGAATGATAGATGTGATGCCAAACTCAATGTTTGTTGCACTCCCTAGCGCCATGCTACAATCCAGTTCTCCTGCTCTAAAAGAATCTGACTGGTAGTTACCGCCTGTGTTTGGGAGAGATAAACTTAAAGAATTTGACGTGCTATCGGCAAAAACACTTATTACACTGCAACCTGTTACAGACATAACAACTATAATAAATAACCATATTCTCATTTATTCTATCTTTGAGCAAATCCTTGAAGTTATCAAAGCTTTCTGCTCTTCCCCCTTAAAAACTTTTGATATTGTACATATGTATCCAACCCTATCTAAGTCAGAGTTT